TATGACGTTGTTGTATTCTCGTTGCTCTGCGAGTTCAAGTTTGACATCGATGAGAGTTTCTCTTTGACTTTCTTCACTTGCGAGAGTATCTCGTGCTTCTTGCAGGCTATGTACACCTGTTTCGAGTTCGGATAACTCACCCTGTAAAGAAGTAATTCGTCTTTGGGTCCATGTGATTTTTTCTTTGAGGGTGTTGATATTATTCCGCTCTTCAATTTCCTCATCGATAGAGGACTGAATATCTTGTTTATCATTAGTCAACTTTCCTATTTGGTGTTCACACTGTTGTCTTGCTTCTTCGAGTTCGTCCCACTTGTTTTTGGCGTTCTGTACCTTATCCAATCGGAAGGAGGACTCGATGGCTTGCTGACAGGTGGGGCAGTCTTCGTTGTCTTCATAGAATTTAATCTCTTTGTTCGACGCTTTCTGTTTAGCATTAAACTGAAAGACATACTTACCCATCTCATTGATCTTAGTGTCCAATGCAGACTGACGGGTTTGAAGGTCAGATAGAACACTATCTTCCCAACTTGTTACTTGGGTGTTAAGGCGGGCCAACTCTGTTTCTTCTTCTCTAATCAAGTTTAACTTTTCTTGCCTAGCAGTTTCAGAGATTTTTTGTAGTTCACATAAATGTTTTTTATGTGAATCTATTTTTGTTTTGTTTAATTCTAATTCATATTCATTTTCCCGAATCGTGTCTTTTAGCACGGCAATCTTTTCTTTCAATACAGTATTCATTTTAGAAAATACATTGATGTCTAGTAGATCTTCGATTACATCACGACGATGTTGTGCTGGGAGTTGCATAAAAGGAATGAAACTACTACTGCCCAGCACAACAATTTGGTGAAATGATTTGTGATTAAGTTTCAGAATATTCTGTTCTAAAATTTTCTGATATTCTTTGGCGTGACTATCTTGATTTAATAATTCGCCATCTTTCCATATTTCAAATACATTTGGTTTAAGTCCGCGAACTATTTTAAATTTTTGATTGTACGTATCAAATTCTATTTCTACCAAACAATCTTTGTTATTAATCGTATTAATAAGTTGTGGTTTATTTACATTACGATGCGCTTTACCAAACAAAGCAAACGACAAAGCGTCAAGCATTGTCGACTTTCCCGAACCATTAGCGCCTACCACTAAAGTCGTTTGCGTTTTATCAAAATCTAGAATAGTAAATTTATTACCTGAAGAAAGAAAATTTTTATATTTTAGAGTCTTAAATTTTATCATACAATCTCTAGGGTTTGCGCTTCGACCATTAATCCAGAAATTTTATTTTTAATAATTTCTTTGTCTAGATCGGTATCTATAGCATCAATATAAGTATATAATAATTTATCTGTAGTGTCAATAGATATATTTTCGTCTTCAACTTGAGATCCGGCAAAGTCCTGAAAATTTTCTGCTATCTGTAGTCCGAACAATTTTTGGGAAGCAACTCTATCGACAAATTTTTCAAATTCGGCGGGTTTAGATTTGTTTATAACTATTATTTTTACAAATTTTTGATCTAAATCCCTAACATCTGTTAATGCTTTATTTACTGCCCAAGAAGTTTTCCCAGTATCGTCCCAGTATATTTTTTTAAAAAGAACTAAAGGGTTTTCTACAGACTCTAGTTCTCTAGTTTCTGTATCTAAAACATGAAAATATTTTCTATCTTCGCAATCATTCCAAAAAAACTGCATTTGAGCGCCAAGATAATGTATGTTTTCGCTGTTAGATTTTGTATGAAAATGCCCCGTCAAAACTGCTTCGAACCTAGCAAACGGAGAAGAGTCCATACCAGAAGTACATTTTACTCCTTTTTGCATTTCATATCCAAAGAGTTCTAAATGTGCTGCTACAACCTGAGCATCACAGTTAGCAAGAAAATCTAAAGTCTTTTTTTCATTCTCTACATTAATCCATGGAACTAAAGCCACCTTTAAACTATCGTATTGAATTACAGTAGGCGATTCGATAATCCTAACCTCGCCCATATAGTGCCCTAGTAATTCTTTTAAAGAATTTAATTGATTTGTGTTTTTATAATAAACATCATGATTCCCTGGAATGATATCCATATGAATAGATTGATCGCGCAAAACATCAAGAAAAATTCTTCGGTTGTGACGCAACGCCTTGAAATTAATTGAAGTGCGATTTTCGTAATAGTCGCCGAGATGAAGTATTTTTTTAATGTTATGTTTTTTTAAATACGGGAAAAAAATGTCTCGATAAAATTTTTCTTGATAATCCATAAAAATATCAGAGGAATTTCTTATACCGCAGTGAGTATCATTAAGTATTGCTATTTTCATTTGTATTTTTTACTGTATAAAAAAATCGGATAAGTCGGAATCTTTTTTTCTAGGTTTCTTTTTTATCGTTTTTTTATAATCAGCAACTTGGTCATCCTTAAATTTAATAATATCGATTTTTTGACGTAGTTCTTCTATAAATGCAACAGAGGTATCGCTTCCATTATTGAACTCTTCGTCAATAAGCATATCAATATCAACTTCTGACAAGTATTTTAATTTAATGTCTTGTTGCTTCTTCTCCTTCTGGATACGCCGTAGGAACGCATACCAAGAGATCTGAGTGAAGTAAGCGAATGCATTGGGTTTCCCTGTACGGGTGGCCACCTCGAGGTTGTAGTTCTCAATTGCTTTCAGGCAGTTCTCGACTGCGTCCATTACCATTTCTTCACGATAAGTGTAGCGAACGAAGTTTGCTTTATGAGAAAGTCCTTCCGCGATCTTGAGAAAACATGATGCAATATAATCAGTAACCATCGGTCTGTCATCGCCATTAGTTTTTGCTAAGGTTGCTTTTTCTACATATTCAACAACAGCCTGAGAAAATGCAGCGTTATTAACATAATGTGGTTTTGTATTGGGTTTTGGTTTCGTTTCCATAATTTACCTTTACATTCAATAAAAAGTTTGCTATAATAAAAGAACGTTGTGTAGGAGTCAGAGTATATTAGATTTGCACAGCGTTCATTTTATATTCGAAAGATTCGTTCTCATAAATTTTAATTCGCTCGGCACTGTGTCGGAGAGTAAAGTTTGGTTTTCCGTTGTGCCGTAAATCATCTGCGATATCATACAGTCTTGTAGTTCTACCATCATCAGACATTCGTAGTCCTCTTCCGATTGATTGAAGAACGCGGATTTGTGATTTGGAAGGACTAGCAAATATGATGTTATGTATATTACGAATATTAATACCAGTACTAAAAGTGCCCAAGGACGCAAGAACAATCGCGTTAGTTTGTTTTTCAACAATTTTTCTAACCGACTCTCGGTCTCCTGTTTTGACTTCGCCTGACACATAAAACAATCTTTGTTCATCATTTAATTTATTCTCTATTAATTCTCTTAAAACTTTTCCATGTTTCTCAACTAAGTTAAAAAGAACTAGCGTATTGCCATCTAGACTGCAACACAAATTCCGAATGAATCGATTCCTAGACTCGCACGAAACAATAAAATCAATTTCTTCATGGTACTTCGCTTCTTTTAATTTCTCTCTAATTTCTTTAGCATACTGAAGTTGTATTATATTTATAGATAACTTTGCAAGAGTATTTTCTTTCTGTAATGCAACAGTCGTTGTAACTTTTTCTACAGGACCAAACAATCCTTCGAGCAAAAGTTTGTTAACATCGGTACCGTCCAACGTACCTGTTGTCCCAAACCTGAACTCAGCGCGTATTGATTTATTCATTATACTTGATAGCGACTTTGCTTTAAATCCGTGACACTCGTCTCCGAATATACAACCAAAATCTAAAAACCATTTTTGTCCTAACCTGTGTATCGATTGCCAAGTAGTTATTATAACTCTCTTGTCAGTTTCTTTATCTTTGCCTGAATAAATGAGGTGGCAGTTCTCTTCAGCGTCATATCCATATTCTTTAAAATCATTATACATCTGTTCCACGAGACCAGTGGTAGGAACTACGATTAATACTTTATTGTCTCGATTTTGTAAATACCAGCGCATCAATAAATATATTATAAACGATTTGCCCGATCCTGTAGGCGAAACTAACACAGATCTTTTATTTTGTATAGCGTGCGTTACAGCATCATACTGATAGTCTCTAGGTAAAAACGGCAACCCGAGTTTTGACATCCATGTAAGAAAGTTTAGGTGATTTAATTCTACTCGATTACCAATTAAACCGTATACCGTTTCCTTTAGTGAAATACCATATCCGCGTTCCGCAGCAAATTTCTTAATTTTCCAATATAGACCAGCGTTTATTTCTCCATTAGTTTTATTAAACATTCTAATCTTGCCATCCCAAACCTTGCGTCTGTATGCAGGCATAAATTTATAACCAGGAACGTAGAAACAAAAATAATCTGACAACTCACCAGCAACGCTACCAGAACAATTGACTTCTAGCATCGCATAGTTTTTTAATCTCAGTTGTATGATTTCTCTCATCAAAAACCTGCTTCAAACTTCTTATATTCTATTATGTTTTTAATTGTTTGGTGGCGCCATTTTAAATTTTCAATAATCTCTTTCAAAGTATAAACCACTGATTTTGCATATTCGATCTTTGCTTCGCTGTCTTGCATCTCAGGATCTGCTTCTACGTAATGTTCCATCTCACCTTTTAATATTTTTAAACCATTAAAAGGATCGGGATTCCACCCTAAATCTTCAACCTCTTCTCGTGAGAGTTTACCATTATACCACAACCATTTTTGTTTCATCAAATTCTTTTGTTGAAACTCCAATTTTTTTAATCGCAGTTTAGCATTGGATAACATCGACAAATATTTTGCGTGCAGTTCGGGTGTTACACGAGACGATTCGTCGATAGACGTAGGGTCAATACGGCAGTCAGACTGCCACTCTTTGAGGATACTTTCTAAATTCATAATATAATTATACTATATTACTAACCAATTGTAAAATAGTCAAACCTAAAAGTTACTGGAAAAGTGATATAATCGCCAGCGGAAGTTGCGTTAAATTCAACGTTGCCTAAAGAAATAGGGAACGCATTAAGATATTTGATTGATTTATTGATATTATTTTGACTAGTCAAAACGTCAACTACGATATCGTTGTATGATGTTATAGGAGAGTTGTCGGTAACAGGTCGTCCTATTGTGGTGTTTTTATTATACCTTTTAGAACCCATATTATGTTCTTCTTCTACCATCCTTTCTAACCAGTTATAAATCTCAATGTAATTTTGCATATCTTCGTTCATTAAAAAATCTATGGTTAATGCACCATAATCTAATTTGTCCGGAAGCATTGGAATGTTAAGTCTTTTATAAGGTGCCTCCGCTACCTGAGCGTCGACATTAGGATGTGAAATAGATTGCGCAAAATACTGCGCCGCCGCATAGTTTTCACGAGAGATAGTTACTTTAAAACCATTCGGTTGTAAATAATTTATGTTGTCTATTTGTTCTGCCATACTCTTATTTATAAAGAAAAAAAAGGGCACCCGAAGGTGCCCTAAAACATATTATTGTTTTTATTCTATATCTTATAAACCGTCGTCGAGAATTCCGTCAACAGCGAAGATACGGTAGTACTGGTTAGTACGATTTGCAGCCAAACCATTAGCAGCTTGAACACCTACGAAAGGATTGCTCGCCATGCCGTAACGAGTCTTGAACCCGATACGTGGTTGGAAGTCATTCTCGCCAACCGCACGTACCATCTGGAGAGGCACGTATGGGCAGTAGAACACACCAGCGTCATAAGGATTCGTACCCTTATAACCTACAGTTACGTAATCACGAACCGCATATGGGTCGATGTATACGCGAGTACGACCGTTCAATACACCCGCGAAGGTGTTGCCCGTGTCGTCGACTTGCAAGCTTGCAGCAAGAGCAGGAGTGTAATCGAGCATACCAGCAGCGTTAAGAGCAGTAGCAACATCTGAAGAACAGATTACAATGTTACCCTTACCGCGACGAGTTTCTTTAGCAATAACATTTTGCTCACGCTCGATTTGTACCATCAAACCTTTGAACTTTTCAACCGACCAACGACCATCAGCATCAGTTGACAAGTCAAAGATACCTTTGGTAGCAACGTTACCTTGAAGGGCACCGATTTTTGCTTGCGCATTGATAGTACGAATTACTTCACGGTTAATTTCCGCAAGGATTTCTGTTGACAGAATATTTGCCAACTCAGTTTCAGCGTCAAGACCATGAATCGCTTTCAAGTCTTGTGCCAATTCTAAGGTGTATTCTGCTTTGAGAGCGCGCGAACGTGCAGTAACCGTTGCCTTCTCAATGGTGAAACCCATTTCTGCGAAGTCAGGGTTATTGCCACCAGTGCCTAATGATTCCGCGTCTTGCGTAGTCATACCAGCAGAAGCGGTATTGCCAGAAAGACCGCCAGGAATGTGCAGACCTTGTGAATCAACAATCGTGTTATCGCTATTGCCGTCCAAAGTACCAGCAAGACCAGAAGGTCCACGGTTACTAGCAGCATTAAGCGAATCCATGCTTAATGAAGAGTCACCAGAATAAGGTACATGAGGTTCAACGAACAATGCTTCTGTGCCAGCAGTTGCACCGCCACGAGTCGTCTTATGAACTGACCTCATAGCGAAGATCAGACCAGTAGGACCAGTCATAGGTTGAACGCCACATACGTCGTATGCCATGAGGTTAGGCATAGCACGACGAACGAGAGCGATAAGAACGGGGTCCCAACCAGCGCCAGCAGAACCAACGCCGCCAGTTACAGAGTTAGCACCAGCAGCGGTGTTTGCAAAAGCATTACCGACTGCGACTTCGTTAATTGAGTGCTCTTCAGCGAAAGCGCGCTCTTGGTTTTCGAGAACAGCTGCGGTTACTGCGCGACGATGAGAATCCTGGATACTACCAGCAGTCTCTTCGTTAAGCACAGGTGCCCACTTCTCGACTAATTTATCGTAAGAAATTTGCATTAGATACTCCTAATTTTTGTGTGTTTTTCTAATAGTTGCTAGATACTGATCCATCAAAGAAGAACTTTGAATATTTTGATCAACATCTAAATCTTCAGAAATTTCTTCTTGATCAGAAGACACTTCATCGTTTTTAAAGTAAGACTCTTTAACAGTCGTTACTTTATGAGTAAAAGACTCTTCGTCTTCAAAATCAAGAGAAGAAACTAAAGACATTAATTTTTCTACTTGAGTGTCAGCAAGATCGCGTGAATGCTCGCGAACGATCGCTTCGCGCTGATATGCTTCCAACTTCTGAGTCATTTCGATTACTGCACCAGTTTGTTGGTTGAGTTTTTCTTCCAACTCTTCAACCGATACAGAGAGTTCGTCAACTAGGTCAACTTTGGATTCAGGAACATCGATATAGGATTCGACGAACAGGTCTTTCAACGAGTTCATAAAACCTTCAGCGATTTCAGTGCGGAGACCAGTCTCCACAGCGAGTTTGTTCTCTTCCATCCAAGTTTCAACTACATAGTTGAGGTAGTTATCAACTTTCTCAACGAGATCTTCTGACTGTGCAGAAATTTCTTCGTCAAGTTTTTGTTGATATTCATCTTCCAAACGGGAGACTTCCTCGGTAATTTTGGATTTAACAGCTGTCTCAAAAATGATTGCAGTTTTTGCTTTAAATTCATCAGAAAGAGTTGCTTCTGATTCTACCAATGCTTTAAGGTCTGCATCAAAATCGTAAGAAGTTTCTTCGATTTCTTCAAGATCTTCTAAATCTACATCTTCGTAATACGAAGAATACATTTTAGTGAGATCAGCAGTTTTCATTCCATTCATTTTAGTGAACATAGCATTGATAATACCTGCTTTCGTCTTAGGTGACGGCTTACCAGATGGTTCGTCTTTAGCAGACAACTTGTCGCCCTTACGAGCGGATGCTTGCTTCTTTACGCCATCCTCAGCTTTGTCTACGGACTTAACTGAGTCAGCCTCAGTCCCGACAGGCATTTGTTGAGCTTTATCTTCCTCTAATGATTCGTCATCAATAGGAAGTTCAACGTTTATATCTTTCGACATTTTGTATTACTCCTTTAGTTTGATTTGAGTAACGAGAGGAAATTTTTAAACTCACGAACCTGCGTCTCGTAGAGATGCTTTCGCGGAGCAGTTTTAATTTCAGTCTCCATTTTTTCAATTACTTGAGGGGAAATGACGCCATTATCCCAAATCCATTCAACACCTTCCAAAATTCCATTAACGAAAGCTGCTGGTGCTGATGGATCTTGTACGATATCTACCGTGTTGAGGATGAAATCATCCTTCACGTACATCGCGCCGCCACGATTCTCAAGACTACCCATACCACGAGTTGAAACACCTAGTTTGACTCCGCCTTCAAGAAGACCTTTAACAATCTTACCATTCGGAGTATCAAGAATAGATGCTTTTCCGACCACATCATTGCCTTCCCATTGAAGATCAGTGATGAGGTGTGAAACTTTATCTAAGTTTACAGTAGGACCGTCGGGATGATTTAACTCACCGACCGATCTTTTCTGTGCTACTTGTTCTTTGACATATTTACCTACTGCTTTTTCCATAATAGGTCTAGGGTAAATACGACCATTTCTATTTTTTTGTTCTGCTTGCGCAAATACGCCTTCAATCGTATAAGATTTTTCGCCGTTTTCTTTTTTCTCAACGATAACATCAATATCTTGTTCTACATATTCTGCTATAAGTTTCATTAAAATTCCTTAGCAAATTGAGATGCCGATTTTTCTGCATCCCTTTTAGTTTTATATGTATCGAGCTTGTCCCCATCTACATATACTGTAAACCCTTTGTTATCGTTATAAACAGAAATCATGTGCTTGTTTATCCGTTTAGACATAATTTTATTTCCATCGGGAACCGTTTTAATTTTTCTTAATTCTAAAAAAGTTTTCATATTTTAGTTAAATCTATATGTCTAATGAAAGGTTCTGTTTTTTTTTCTAACAATATACTATTAATATAGTTATCAGTGTCACGATCAAATTTAAAATGATTTAATTTTTCATTAAACCAAATCAATTCATTTGATATTGGTTTTAAAGATTTTAAAAATTTATAAACAGACATAACCTGATTTTCTATTCCCCAAAAAGCTGTAAAACGAACTAAAAGTATACAGTCTATATCTTTGTTTAGGTTACTATGAGTTACTCTTCCAGTATTTTTATTAGCAAAAAAAACTCTTCCGGCATTACACGGATTAAATATATTCCTCATTTGCCATTCGGTCATATCTTCAACTTCTAAAAATCGGCGAATAGGTTCATATACTATATCTGCAAAATTCCAATCACAACCTATTATATTTTCAGATAAATTTTGATCTTTAAATATTTTTTCTAAGAACCCTCCGCCGCATCCTATGTTAAGATAAGTTTTTTCTTTATTTAAATAATTGTTTAAAATGTCATTACTATAATTTAAATGTGACCTTACATTATTAGGATTAAAGTATTGGAAAATATTACCGTAATACTGAAAATTTTTAACGTTATAATCATTAGTAAGTAAATCTAAAATATATGCTGTATATTTTGTAGACAAGTCATTTAAATACTTTTCCGTTCCTCTATCGTGATTTACATGCGAAAAATTTGATGATAGAACATTCATAAGTTATAGATTATTTATAATAAAGTTATTTTTTATCTCATTCTTCGTCTTCTTCTTCTGCATCATCATCATCAAACTCTTCTTCTTCTTCTTCTGCATCAGCATCATTATCTTCATCATCAGAAAATTCATAGTCTGAAGCGTCTTCATCTTCTTCTCCGCCATTAAATATGCTGCTCGCTAAACGAACTTTATTTTGATTTAGAGAAGTTTGAAGTTTATCATTAACTAAATCACTAAACTGATTTCCTGCTAAAGTAAAATTATCATTTTTAATTGCTGCAATTAAATCTGGCACAGTAATAGTTGCTGCGTCTACATCTTGGTCGGACATAAATTTCTCCTTAATTATATAATCATTTTTGAAACGCCAAATATTCTCCGGTCGTTAAAGTTTTATCGACCTTGGTCGAAATAATAGTTTGATCGCTATCAATACCTTTGGTTAATGTTCCGTAAGTATTTCCGCCCGTAGATACTAAAGTAGAATATTCCCAAACTTTCTGCGCTATTGCAAGATAATCTGCTTCTGTTACTGTAGCATTTGCTACTAACTGATCGACCAAATTAGAACGTGTCAGGTTTACCGAGACACCTTCTGCAAACAAGAACGGATTACCTCCCGCCTCTCGCGTATAAATGTTACCATTCACAGTCAAAACATATGGATCTTTAGACGCAAACGGTTGTATTCTCCAGTTATTCTCTAAGAAGAATGTACTACCAACGTTCAGTGTATCGTTCAGTGGTTCACCACCAATTGCACTGATTGCTTCTTTCCAACCAATTGCGACAGGATACTCAGGAGAAAACAAAGTCCACTCTTTCCACGCTGAATAGATGTCAATTTTTACGTCGAGGTCAGTGACACCCTCATTAACATAGATGATCTTTTCAAATGCAGAAAACACAACCTTCTGATTGGGATACCCGAGAACAGGATCCCAATTCCAGTTGTTACCGTATTGATGGTGAATAAATGCCATCTTACTGATTAAGTTCTT